CACAAACATCAACAAGACATTTAAGAACTTGGATACAACAAGTAATATAAGCCCCGAATGGATAACACTATAAAACAGAATTTCTCATTTATGCAATTTGCATCCTACACCGCACCTGCGATTGTAGAGCATAAAAATAAACATTGGGTTGAATACGGAGAGGATAACGATTATTATCAGTACCTCATTGATTTGTATCTTGGTTCACCAACCAACAATGCCGCCATTAAAGGTATTGCAGATTTGGTGTATGGATTAGGTTTGGAAGTTGTTAAATCCGATAGGAATTTAAAAGGTTACATAGAATTTAAAAAGCTTATTAAGCCTGATTGCATCCGTGCCGTTACATTGGATTTAAAGATGTTGGGGCAATATGCATTTCATTGTGTTAAATCCAAGGACAAAAAATCCTATGTAAAGGTATCCCATTGGCCGATTCAAACCCTACGCCCTGAACGATGCAACGATAAGGGTGAAATTGAGGGATGGTATTTCTGTGCCGATTGGAGTAAGTTAAAACGTGGGCAACAACCTAAACGATTTGCAGCATTTGGATTTGATGAGAATGAGAACGAATGTATATTGGTGGTTAAACCCTATTCAACAGGATCGTACTATTTTGCACCCGTAGATTATCAGGGTGGTACACAATGGGCAGATTTAGAATGTGAGATTAGCAACTACCATATTAACAACATCAAAAATGGATTAGCACCATCGATGTTAATTAACTTTAATAACGGGCAACCACCCGAAGAGGTAAGAAACGCAATTGAGGGGCAGATAAACGCTAAATGGAGTGGTTCTTCCAATGCAGGTAGAGCAATTATAAGCTTTAACGATTCCAAGGAAACGGCAACCGAAATAACACCAGTTCAATTATCCGATGCTCATAATCAGTACGAATTCTTATCAAGGGAATCCACCCAAAAGATAATGTTGGCACACCGCATTGTTTCACCAATGTTGTTAGGGATTAAAGACAATACAGGATTAGGCAATAATGCCGATGAGTTGCGTAGTGCATCTATATTATTTGATAACATCGTTATAAGACCATTTCAACGATTAATTATTGAGGGTGTAGAGAAAGTATTAAACGCCAATGGAATATCGTTGGAAATGTACTTTAAAACATTGCAACCTTTGGAATTTACTGATTTATCGGGTAAGGAAGTTACCGAGGAAGTAAAGGAACAAGAAATGGGATTTAGTTCCCAAAAAAAAAAGTATGATTTTGTAAAACCCAATGCAGGGGAATCGGAAGATGAGTTCATTTCCCGTTGTATTGGCGTTGTAGTCGGTGAGGGTAAAGACCAAGACCAAGCGGCTGCAATATGTTACAATTATTGGGAGGGTTCTGTTCAATTGGCAGAATCATATACCGACTATCCCGAAAGTGCCTCTAACAACGCTAAAAAGGCATTAGAATGGGCAGAAAAAAACGGATGGGGTGATTGTGGTACACCAGTAGGTAAGGCAAGAGCCAACCAACTTGCAAAGCGTGAACCAATATCCCGTGAAACCATTGCACGAATGGCGGCATTCCGTAGGCATCAACAAAATAAAGATGTACCATATTCGGAGGGTTGCGGTGGATTAATGTGGGATGCATGGGGTGGTGAATCAGGTATTGCATGGGCAGAACGTAAATTAAAAGAAATTGACACTAAATTAAGTGCCGATAGACCTGAATTTACACAGGAAGCCGAACAAGAATGGATTGAGTATTTAAAAGATAAGGTCAAGTTATTGATGAATCGGTTTGGGAGTTAATTGATGAATCACCTGTGGATGATCCTGATAACGAACAACATTTATCACGACACGAATTTTTTAAACGATTTGCCAATCCTGATGAGAAATCAAAGGATGACAAGGGTATTTATTTAATTCGTTACCGATACGCCCCATTTAGAGTTCAAAATAATAGCCGCATATTCTGTAAGGATATGGTTGCCAATGCCAAGCTTGGTGTAACGTATCGCAGGGAGGATATTGATGTAATGGGAGATGCAGGTATTAACGGACAATTTGCACCATCAGGAAAATCATCCTATTCAATATGGAAGTACAAAGGTGGGGTATATTGCAAACACCAATGGTACAGATTAACATACCGAAGAAAAAAGATAAATGGTAAAATCATACCATTGACAAGTGAAGAAAAAGAACAGAACATGAGGGATATAGTGGACAACTACGATAGAGTATCTTCACAAAGTGCAGATAGAGCAGGTGTGCCATTTGACCCACCATCTTGGGATATTGCATCCGTAAAAACAAACGATTTACCTAATAGAGGATCATTAAAAAATAAATAAACCATGTACGCAAACGATGATGTATTATTGATTACCAAGGATGACTTATTTAAGTACACCCAGTTAAGTGGTAATTTTGATATTGATAAGATAACGCCATTCATTAAGGTGGCACAAGATATAGAGGTACAACAATTATTGGGTACTGATTTATATCGTAAGATTTTAACCGATGTAAAGAATAACACATTGGCAGGTAATTACCTTACATTGGTATCCCATTATGTACAACCTATGCTTATTCATTATTCAATGGCGGATTTGTTATTATTTCACGGGTATGAGGTAAGCAATGCTGGGATAGTAAGAAATACTCCCGAGGGTACTCAATTACCTGATGCAAGTGAAATCAGTACATTGGTGGAACGTACACGGGCAATGGCAGATACATACCGCAGAAGATTGGTGGATTATCTGAGCTATTACCCACAATTATTCCCTGAATATACTGCCAACCAAAATGCAGGTCAATACCCAACATCATACCCAACTAACTATACTGGATGGAATCTAATGTAAAAAAGACCTATGCCCCAAAGGCAAATAAGGTTGAGAAATTAAAAACGTATATGGCAAAGGTAAAGGTGGGCAATGTGGTTAAATGTGATTTATTCACGAAAACCGCAAAGGCATTAATATTGATGCTATTGATTACGGGGTGTTCTGCGGAGTATCATATAGAAAAAGCCTGTAAAAAACAACCCGAATTGTGCAAGGTAAAGGTAAAGGTAGATACATTAATTGTGCGTGATTCAATTTATTTTTATGACACGTTTACGACCAAAGAAATTGACACTATCCAAATTGACACGGGTTCTGTTAGGGTTAAGATTGTACGCCATTACAACAAAATTAAAGTATGGGTCAAGCAAAAACCCGACACCATAAGAATAACACAAACCATTACCCTACCACCCAAAGTTGTATTGGATGCCAAGAAACAGGCATGGACAACGGCACATAGTGTGTTTTTTTGGGTTGGTGTGATATTGTGTGCATTTGGATTGTATAGATTGTTTAAATAGAACATTGCAACAATTAATCGTTTTATAAATATGAGTAAGTATTGGGTAACACCATCACGATCATCCCCAAAGCCAGGCGGCAATCGTGCGTGTTTGTGTAAAAATGGTACTTATTCACGGAAATGTTGTGATGGTAGTTTACAAGCACAAGGTGTTGGCCCTGTAACGGCAGCACCAAGAGTAAGCGAGGCAATTATCACCGAGGATGGCGAATATTTAATTACACAAAACAACGATAGAATAATAACTAACTAAAATGGCAGATAAAAAAATAACGCAACTAACCGAAATCACGGTTATTGATAATACCGATGTATTACCAATTGTTGATGTTTCAGCCGATGAAACCAAGAAAATTACAATTTCTCAAATCAAATTACAATCTCCCGTTCAATCGGTAGCAGGTAAAACAGGTACTATTACATTGGATGCAAGTGATATTGCCAATGGCACGGTATCGAATACAGAATATCAGTATTTGGATGGTGTTACATCGGGCATTCAATCACAATTAAACGCAAAACAAGCAACATTAGTAAGTGGTACTAATATCAAGACCATTAATGGAACATCTGTTTTAGGCAGTGGCGATATTACAATTAGTTCAGGCGGTGTTACTGATGGAGATTATGGGGATATAACCGTATCTAATAGTGGAGCAACGTGGTCAATTGATATAGGTGCAGTTACTAATGCCAAGATATCCAGTGGCGTGGATGCTGCTAAAATTGGTTCAGGGAACGTATCTAACACCGAATTTGGATACTTGGATGGGGTAACAAGTTCCATTCAAACACAGATAGGAACTAAACAAGATACATTAGTATCAGGTACAACAATCAAAACCATTAACTCTACATCGGTATTGGGTAGTGGTAATATATCTGTACAGGATACATTGGTTAGTGGAACTAATATTAAAACTATTAATTCAAATAGTGTATTAGGTAGTGGTAATATATTAGTACAAGATACCCTTGTAAGTGGAACTAATATTAAGACAATTAATTCTACATCCGTATTAGGAAGTGGAGATATTAGTGTACAGGCAACTATTACAGGAGCGGCAACAACAATTACAACCAGTGATTTGACTGCCTCACGTGCCGTTGTTTCTAATGCAAGTGGGAAAGTGGCAGTTAGTTCGGTTACATCTACTGAATTGGGTTATGTTAGTGGCGTTACATCTGCTATTCAAACACAGATTGATACCAAGACAAACAAACTAATAACCGCAAACAGACAAACTGCATCTTACACATTGGTTGCAGGTGATGCGGATAAATTGGTTGAAATGAACGTGGCAAGTGCTAACAACTTAACCGTACCTGCATCAACATTTAGCGCAGGTACACAGATATTATTGGCACAATACGGAGCAGGACAGACAACCATTGTAGCAGGTTCAGGAATGACAATCCGCAGTAATGGCGGTAAGTTGAAATTATCTGCTCAATATAGCGGTGCAACATTGGTATTTATTAGTGCTACGGAAGCCTATTTGTTTGGCGATATATCTGCATAATTATGATAATAGCAACACACGGGATAGTAGCACAACTTGCGGGATTTGATTCCGATGCACAAGCATTTTTTGACCGAGTAACAACGGCAGGAGGTTCGCTATCTAATACCGAGAAAACTGCGGTTAACCAATTAGTGTTGGATATGAAGTCTTATTCTATATGGTCTAAGATGAAAGCAATTTATCCAATGGTTGGTGCAAGTTCAGCAGCGTGTTCACAGAATTTGAAAAGTTCAAGTTTTACAGGTACATTTACAAGCGGATGGACTTTTGCGAGTACGGGGGTTACACCAAATGGAACGAGTGCTTTTATGGATACTAATTTTAATGCCAATACATTATCATCAAATTCAAGTCATCTATCTTTTTATTCGAGGACTAATTCGGGTACTAATGGTAGTACTGGCAAAATTGATATAGGATGCCAAGTTGCAGGTTCTCAAGCAATTTTTACTGTAATATCAACTTATAATCAATTTGAAGCGACATTTTATAGCACCACAGCAAATATTAAATCATCCAGTCCAACAGATACAAGAGGGTATGTTATTGCAACTGTACAAAGTTTAAGTTCATTTAAAGCATTTTGGAAGCAAACAGGATTGTCATTTTCTCAAAAAGGTTCGACA